ATTTATACGTTTATTTCATTTGTAATATACAATTGTTCTCATAAAGTAGATAAACCGATGTTACTGTAATATATCTATCAACATGAATGAACGACCAGAATGGGACGAATATTTCAAGGAAATTGTACAAGTTACTGCCAAGCGTTCTCCTTGTAAGAGATTGAAAGTAGGTTGTGTAATAGTAAAAGAGAACCGTATAATCAGCCAAGGCTACAACGGGTTTTTGCCAGGCTGTCCACACGAGAGCATTGTTCGGGACGGACATGAACAAGCAACCTTACACGCAGAACAGAATGCGCTATGTGATTGTGCAAAGAGAGGTGTATCGTGTGATAATAGCATTGCGTATATTACAAACTATCCTTGTCTTATTTGTACCCGATTACTGATTGCATCTGGTATTCGGGAAATACGATACATTGATGACTACAATAACGACCCGCTTGTTCCATATTTCATCAATCAAAAAAAAATTATCATACACAAGATATAATTATCCTCATAAATCACAAATCACGTAACAAGACCCCGTCAACTTCAATCTATATCTAATTTGTACACCGAGACAGTATCTGGATACGTAGTCTGGATTTGCTACCAATGGGTCGGTTTTATTTAGTTGGTTATACACCTCCATCATATCATCAAATATACCCGAACCTGCATTGCATATTGCTTTCATGTTCTCCACCTTGTCTATCTGTGTGATTATGCGTTTGTCAATCTTATTCCGGAGAAGGAGAAGACTAGCTTCAAGCTGTTCCAAGTGTTCGTCAGCAAATATATTATAATAGATTTGCTTTGTTTCTTCAAATAAGTCATCACCGGTCTTGTAACCCGTTTTTTTCCAAATGTCCATTATACACGCCTCCCTACTTCCGTAGCATTGTTTACAGTATTCTAAATAGCCAACTCTGTTCTCGGTGACACTACAACCACAACCGCGCCATCTATACATATCGCACTCCTTTATAGTTATTAGATTACTTATATCCCCACTACCCTGCATGGCAAACCAGAACTTTCCACTGATATCGCCCGTGTATTTTCTCACCATAGTTGTTCGTTAATTGTTGTTTATAATCATTCAATCAACGAACATTCAATTTTATTTAAGTAATATGATACATAATCGCGCGGTTTAGTAAACTCCAACAAGCAGGAAGGACGAGTCTAATTAGAACATAATTGTAAATCATATACATCATTTTTAATGATATGCACAAGAATGTTATTATTGTCACAAATGGGAACAAGATCACCTGAATATAATGAAAGAACGGCCAGATTAAACATGATATGAAGACCGGAATGGAGATACACCGACGTCCATATCTTATTCTGATTATATAATTTCCAACTGGACCAATAACAAAGCACACCTAACATAGTAAAAAAGTAAAACGGTACATAACGTTCAGCTGTATATGCCCGAACACAATGATGTAAAACCGAAAAATGTGAAATAAACATATCAAGATTTCTTTTCCAATTATATTCAGGGTTGGACCAATACATAATAGATGTGACAAATACGGCTGTTGTTGAAAATGTAAAATCGTAGTATTCGCGATAATAGCTATACCCCACGGCGAATATCAGAATAGTAGAGGTTTTTAATAGAACGGAACATTGTTCAGGTAATAGTATATTTTTTGGTTGTATTATACAATTATTTTCCTTTATACATAAGACTTCTGTCATATCTAATACACATATTAAACAATTTTTAATATGTTTTTGGTAAGTATTCAACCGGATAACAATGCAACGCACGATGGATTTACACTAACTTACACCAAACCCTTCATTGATTTGGGAACTTTTTTATATTTCCGGAATAGGGCAATGGCATTATCGTTACCCGCTGTTAGCGCGTTTTGTAATGCGGACGCTAGGTCTCTATCATTAAGATCCGGCCGTTTTAGTAAGAGTTCGGTCACGGCGTCGCACCCACGTTTTACTACGGAATAATACAACGCACTTCTATCTTCATTATCTCTCAAATTTATATCTATACTCGGTATTTTCATCAACTGTTCTGCGACTTTACATTTCTTGGTTTTTAATGCAGCCATTAATGGGGTCATACTCAAACCGTCCGTACCAAGTTGAGTATTTGGGTTAAACGTCGGGTCGTCCAAGAAACGTTGGATTACACGATCATTGTCTTCATCTTCTTTCTTCACATCGCGATAATAATAAGCACTCGGTAAAGGATACGTAAAGGTCTTATATAAATATGGGAATATATTGGCACTTGCCAGCGGTTCAATATTTTTACAGTCACCTGCAATGTTTTCTCTGCAATATGGACAGGTTTTATTACTGACGGTTCGTGACGCACACCAAACGCCAAGACATTTTGAATGGAATGTGTGTGCGCATTTAGTTTTGTATTTATCATCTTCAATTACACCTAAACAAATGCTACATACGTCATCAACCGTCTTTGCTTCTTTTGTGTCCGTTTTTTCACAATTTCCTGTATTCTTGTTTCTACGTGTACCTTTGGGGCAGTTTTTACGCTCATTTGTGGACTTTCCTTCGCAATTGCCGGTCTTTTTATTCTTACGTGTGCCGTCGGGGCATTTTGACCGTTTGCTCTTTGGTGCAGAACTGGACATGTAATTATACAATAGTTGTAGAAAATTATGTAAACGGCATTTGGTTCGGCTAACGAAGTTGAAGATATTGAAATGATACATTCAATATCTTCATCGGTAAATGTACATTCCTAAATGCGGGCAATAAAAAAGACCCACCCGTTCAGTCAGAAATGGTTTTATTCAAATGGTATAAAACGAATGGACTATTATATTATATTAAGCAACACCAATCTTGACGATATTGACCAATGTGTTCAATATCTTCATTTACAGTGTCTATCCATAACCGCGACTATTCGTCCTGGTCATTCTACGCAGACAATACAGATAAAGAACCAATAAATGTAATGAATTACCCGGCACTCGCCAGCATTGTCCCATTGTCCGAAAAATGGTTGAATGGCGATGTAATAAGTGTAACCGACACACAAGTGACGTTAGTAAAATCAATGTATTCCAAGAGCAAAAACATACCCGGGGTGTTGATATTAGATGGCAATAAAACATATGGCCGGACCCAAAACAATAAACGACTATATTACAAATGTATACCGTTTGATCGCGGACTACCCGCCTTTCTAATTCCATACAATGCGCCTATCGGGTTTTCAAAGGTCCAAACTAATCATTACGTGACATTTCATTTTGATAATTGGTCAGGGAAACACCCGTGCGGGATATTGACAGAAACACTCGGCAAAGTAGACGACGTAAACGCATTTTACGAATACCAGTTACATTGTAATTTGTTAAACGTTTCTACCACACAATTTACCAAAAACACCAATGCGTTATTTAAACAATGTTCGGCAAACGATTATATACAACAGATTGCGCAGAACCCTAATTTTCATATAGAAGACAGGCAGTCGGAATATATTTTCTCAATTGACCCCGCGGGAAGTGTGGATTTTGACGATGCATTTAGTATTCAACCTTTACTCCTACAACAATATCGTGTTTCTATCTATATCGCCAATGTGTATGTATGGATTGAAACGTTGAACTTGTGGAATGAAATGACTACCCGGCCCTCAACCATTTATTTGCCAGATAGAAAACGGACCATGCTACCGACCATCTTATCAGATGAAATATGTAGTTTGCAAGAAGACCAGCCGAGATTTGCCTTGGCGATGGAAATTATAGTAGACAGTGATGGACAGATTGATACCAAAATTCCGCCTCGTTATGCAAACGTTATCATTCGGGTAAAGAAAAACTATGTATATGAAGAGCCCAAACTATTAAAAAATGCCCATTATAAAACAATGTTTGACTTGTCTAAGCGAATGGACGCATCTATCATAGATAGTCACGATGTAGTTGCCCACTTCATGGTTATGATGAACTCCACTGTCGGTAGTTATATGAAAACCCGCGAAATCGGCATTTTTAGGTCAGCTACATTTACTCAACCGACAGACCTGGCGCAACCGATAGAAGGTATGAGTGTAGAAACTGGTCGCATTGTTCGTTCGTGGAAGAATACGAATACACAATATACTCTATTTAGACCCAATGAGAACATTCATCACGAGATTATGGGGATAGATGCATATGTTCATATCACCAGTCCAATTAGACGGTTGGTTGATTTACTTAACCAGATGATTTTGTGTCAGGCGACCGGTATAGTGACTTCACTAAGTGGTCAAGCAAATCAGTTTTTAATGGAATGGCTGAAAGAAACCGAATATATCAATTCTACGAGTAAGTCTATTCGTAAAGTGCAAATGGATTGTGAACTGTTAACAAAATGTACGTCTTATCCTGAATTAATGGACAAATCACACGATGGTATAGTGATTGACAAGGATCGGATAAATGATAAACTGTTTTCATATATGGTATATATTGAACCACTAAAAATGATGACCCGCGTAAAAACGGAGACGGATTATGTTCTACATTCCAATGTATCGTGTAAACTATATCTGTTCCAAGAAGAAGATAAAGTAATAAATAAAATCCGGACGGTTATTTTGTAAAAGTTGCAATGTACGCGCCGCACAAGAATGCGAGTGTATCTACAATTATATCAATGCGACTATTATCGCCCGTCGTGCTAAACGGTTTAGACATACCAATGATAACTTGCCAAATCTCCCATACAGTATGGGTTGCTAACATTTTATAGTAGTATTCGTAACTAGAAAGCATCTGTTGTAAGTAGATATAACCAATCAGTATTCCGGACAGTACGTGCAGAAATGTCCATCCATTTATGTAAAAATCGTATATATTATATTTACGTCTGTATAGTGGAGTGTCTAATAGCGTTTTGACTGGTTTAGGTAAGAAAACGTCGCCGCTTTTGTATAGCAAATCTTCTAATGATGTGTCCCACATTGTATACACTGTCAACACAAATTATTTTATTGCAAGGATATAAAATTAGGACTGCTATTTTGTAAAAGTTGGAATATATGTACCGCGTATAAATAGAGACATACCAATGCTATTATTATCGCCAATTACAATAAATTATTTAGAGACATTATATATATTGATGGGAAATAGAGCCGAATATCCGTCTGGACTTGCCCCGAACCACGCACAGTTGGCACAATCATATCTTGATATTCCAGACGCTAATCCCATAGTTTATCCCGTGTG